ATAGATTTGTCAGGATTATATCTCAGCTTATACACTGACGATAGTGGAGAGATATTGTCCGCTGAGATAAAGAAAAACCAAGAGGGTACAGATACATGGTTGCCCATAGCACTTAACAATATATACACTGAAGAGGTGGTAGAATGAGCGAGACAACCAGTAGTATAAAACTATATGCCTACACTGATCACGATCAGATACCGCGTGATCTGTGGGACTACATGACCAGCGTGGCAGACGTTGAGTATTCTCTGACAGAGGTGCCAATCAAAGAGGTCAATGACTTCCTCAACTTCATAGAGACAGAGGGACAAGTCGGTCTACCTGATGAGGAGATAGACATGCCTGATGATCCTAGACAATTACGATTTGAGTTCATAGAATGATAAGCCTAACAACTCTATCTCCCTTTGAAGTAGAAATAGAAAGGGAGGTGCGGAAATTTTACAAGGAGACAGGACCCGTGACGTTTACATGGTACTGCTTGTCACCGTGGGCCAAGTCTCAGTGGGCAAAAAAATTCTGGAAAAGGAAAGGCATACCAGAAAATGTGGAAAGCATCAATACCTCTGTCTGATGTTCTCAGAATGGTTGATTTAATAAAACAAATCAACATAGAAAAGTGTGGACAAGAAGAATACAGAGAGATAGTATCCTTTATCCTGACCTCAACAGTAACAGAAAAGGACCAACACCGTGAACATCTTCTACCTACACCCTGACCCCCTCACAGCCGCTGAGATGCACTGTGATAAGCACTGCGTCAAGATGATACTGGAGACAGCACAGATGCTATGCACCGCTCACAGGTCCCTTGACGGTGACGAGCAGGCAGACAAGCTGGGCATGTATAAGACTGCTCACCTCAACCACCCCTCCACCAAGTGGGTCAGAGGATCACGCCTCCAGTACGAGTGGGCCTATCACTTGTTCAAGTTCCTCTGTGACGAGTACACGTATAGGTTTAATAAGGTACACAAGACAGATGCCAAGCTACGAGAGGCGCTGCGTACACCACCCTTCGCCCTTACCACAGAGAAAAGCGCGTACACCTCACCACCACAGTGTATGCCTGATCAGTACAAGGTACTAGATGATGCGGTCCAAGCCTATCGTAACTACTACATAGGGGAGAAGGCATACTTTGCCAAGTGGGCGTACACACGTACACCGGAGTGGTGGACCGTTCATTGAAATCACTGGTGTTACTACCTATGATTGTATTTCTTTTGTCGGGCTGTGCTGCTGTCATGGCAGGTGCAAGCGCGGGATCAACAGCGGTGGACAGGTATGAGAAATACCAGATCGAAAAAAGAATAGAGGTACTAGAAAAAGAGTTGACAAGGAGGTGCAAATGTACTATGTACTAGGTCTACACGCCGTGTTCATATTGTATCTAGTAGCAGTGGCCAGCTAGTAGAGAGAGACGAGGAAGAGAAGGGATGAGTGCCGTAGTGGTTCTTGTCAATAGTATTGCTATGTCTAAACCTGTGCCACTGTCACTTCCCCTCTTTCCCCTAATGTTAATTATAATATATTTATATAAATTATAATAATAAATATTTATATAAATATATATCTTAGAAAGGATGTGAAAAAGTGTTTGACAATCCTGAGACTGATTTGGTAAAGTCCCACCAGCCGTGTCCTTGCGGTGAGAGTTCAGATGCTTTCAGTTACTACAAGGACGGTGGGTATTGTTTCTCTGGTAAGTGTGATAAGAAATGGTACACCAACAAAGAACTAGGAATAGATGATGACAACGAAGGAGAACCTACACAGATGAATGCTCTAAGTCCTGAACTAACACAATCAACTGATCTATCTTCTGGTGTTATATCAGAAATCCCTGATCGTAAGATCACCAAGGACACTGCCAAGTTCTTTGGTGTTAGTGTCAAGCACGATGACCAAGGGAGAGAGACTAACCACTACTACCCATACCATGACACATCTGGCATACACGTTGCCAACAAGGTCAGAGGCAGAGGTAAGTCCTTCCTCTGGGAGGGATCGTCAAAGTCTGCTGCCCTGTTTGGTCAACACCTTTTCGGCGCTGGCTCTGCCAAGGCTGTGACCATTGTCGAGGGAGAACTAGACGCCCTCTCCTGCTATCAGCTTCTGGGTTCTAGGTATCCTGTTGTGTCCGTTCAGAACGGTGCAGGTAACGCTTTCAAAAGCTGTAAGCAGAACTACAAATACCTAGACAGCTTTGAAACCATTGCCATCTGCTTTGACAATGACGAGGACGGTATCAACGCCGCCACCTCTGTGGCCAAGCTCTTCCCTAACAAGGCCAAGATCGTCAAGCTACATCTGAAGGATGCCTCTGAGTACCTGAAGGAGAACAAGCACAAGGATTTTACAAATCTGTGGTTCAGTGCAGAGCGGTACACACCTGCCAACATTGTCAGGGGCGAGGACCTGCTGGACCGACTGCTCAATCAACCCACACCGGAAAGTCTTGCGCTCCCTTGGAGTGGGTTACAGGACCTGACCTACG